CTACCCCTGATTTGAGATTTCTCCAGTGGTATGGCGCAGCAGCCCCTCTAGCGCGGCCTTGACCGTTTGTCGGCGGACCTCGTCGCGGTTTCCGGGGAAGTGCCGGACCTCGCTGAACACCGCCTCCCCGACGCCCCAGGCTAGCCAGACGGTGCCCACCGGTTTGCTCGCGGTACCGCCGTCCGGCCCTGCAACACCGCTGACCGCGACGGCAAAACGCGCATGACTTTTCTCCTGCGCGCCTCGGACCATGGCCTCGACGACCTCGCGACTGACCGCCCCCACCGTCGAAAACAACTCGACCGGGACATTCAATTGCTCGGTTTTCTGGCGATTGGAATAGGTGACATAACCGGCCTCAAACCACGCCGAACTCCCCGGAACCCGGGTGATCGCCTCGCTGATCCCGCCGCCGGTGCAGGACTCTGCGGCGGTGACGTGGGCATTGAGAACCTGCAAACGCCTGCCAAGTTCAGCGGCCAGTTGGGTGATTTCTTTCACGGTCATCTCCTGAGCAAGCGGAATGAGAACTACCGTACACGAGCGTAACGCGCTTGCAAGGCGCAGGATCGATCAAAATGTTAACGAGCGAGGGCTCTGATATAAGCCTGACAGGCCTGCAAGGCAATCAGTCCGCGGTCGCCGGCGTCGGTGATGGCGATAATTCGCTGAGCATGCGCAGGGTCAAGTCGGGCGCGCGCGATTCCATGATCCACGCGGCTGGCTCCGGAGGCGGTTGGCACTGCACAGACAGAGGCCGCGTCACGGGCATCGAGGAGGACTGACAGGCGCACATCAGCAGTGGCAAGACGATCGCGCAGGCGACCTTGATCACGTTGGGCATCGCTAAGCGCTCGATAATGGGTTTGTTCGCTGGTCGAAAGACGCTGCTCCAGTGCTAGACGCTTGTCCTGCTCGGCCTGTTGCCGGGTTGCGGCGGCCAGTGTCAGCTGACTCAGTGCCTCGGCGTGCACTCTGGACTGTTCCGCCAGTTGCCGGCCATAACGCCAATCCTGAAAGCGCCAGGCCAGCGCCGCCGAGCCGCCGGCCAACACAGCCAGAAACACAACAACGCCAATGATGCGGTAAGGCACCGGGATCAAACCGAAGGCTGGCATAACACCGCCCTCGCCCGAGCCCAGAGTTGCAAGCGATCCTGCAAACCGTTCAGGCCGCCGTTGATGCGACGGGTGATGCTGTTGAACTGGTCGCGGTCGGCCAGTTCATTGAAGCCATTTTGCTCCCAGAACCACGCGGCTGACTCGGCGGCCCATTGCGGTTGCTCCAGTAGTTCCGGCAAAAACAGTAAACGATCATCACCGAAGAGTCCGAGACTGCATTGACGGTAGTTGTTGCGCCCGGTGATCTGGATCAGTCCACGGCCTCGGTACTTCTGGCCGTCACCGTCCGCCTTTGGAGTGTTGCCCAAACGAGCCGCAAGGGTGCCAGTGTCATATTTGCTCAGGTATTGGTCATTGCCCACTTCACGCACGTACTGCAATTGTCCAGATTCATGGCCGACTTGGGCGAGGAAAGCGGCGATACGTTTGAGGGTATTGATATTGCGGTGGGCCATGGCGCTGTTGAGGGCGGAAATGAAAACGCCCGCTTGAGAGCGGGCGTTGGGAAAAATTTGTTGCAACTGCATTGAAGTGAGAGACATGGTTCATGTTCCATTTGCCGTTGTTTTAAACCAGACCGGCGCCAGGGGTTTGCTGAAGTCTTTTGGAAAGTTGGCTAGCGAGGGCCAGTCGCGCAGATCCTGCCGGTAATCCAACAGCTCATGATATTGATCGCTGCTCAAAGTCAACGGAGTGCCGGCAGCTTGCTCATCGCGATCACGGTCGACCAGCCATTGGCTGGCGGCCAGTTCCTGGTTCCGCCAGGCTCGGGCAACTGTGGCTGGTTCAGGTTCTGCCTCCGGATCGTCTTCCAGCATGGCGAGCAATGGCACACCACCACTCGCCAGCCATTGCTGGTATTCATCCCAGAAACGGTGATGCCGAGGCACGGTTGCTCCGTCAGGCAGACGAATGACCGTGGCCGGATCTTCAGTGAGTTGATAGTGCATAGGGAAAACCTCCTTAAAGTTCGGCATCGGCAGTGGCGTGAATGTAATAAGTCTGAGTAACCAGCCCAATATCGGAGTTATCTACCCAGATGCCGCGAGTCGACACCCCAAAAGGTCGAGCATTAGCCGATGAAACGTCATCGCTCCCCGAACGCCATTGCCCAGCGACTCCCTTCGAAGTAGTGGCAAACAAACTGAGACTTGGAATAGTTCTCTTCTCAACCTTGAAGGTCCACTGAGCCATGGGTTGTGAAGCAAATCCCGTCTGGCCCTGTCTCACGGTGGACAACAGTGCACCGTAGGGACCTGTCATGCTTCCAGGCGGCAGATCCTGGCTATAGGTTTTTTCGTAATAACGCTGGCACAACATCAACTCATCGCCAGGACTACGGAGTTCGAACGGCGTCGACACCCGCCCCTCTTCCAACTGGATCTGTGCCAGGTCTATCACCTGCAAAACATTCAAAGGCAGGTCGAAGGAGAGCCGCAGAAAGTCATTGCCGCTACTTCCCAACGTTTTGCCTGCCAGGGACGGTATTTGAATCGTCGCGCTGTATCGGGTCCAGGAAGTTTTGAGTTGAAAGCTGCCAACCGGCGTCACTGTATCCACACTACCGCCCGCTCCGAAATACTGCGCGACAGTCACATTGATCTGACGCGCCGTGTCGGCTTTGGCCCAGAACGTCAGCGTCGCGGTTTTCCCCGCCAAGGTCCTGACCGACTCGATAGCCTGGGAAATTTTATGCACGCTGGCGCCAACGCCCGCGGTGATTTGCTGCCAACGCATAAAGTAACGGGGTTCATTGGGCACCTCGCCCTGACCCAGCGCAAAGCTCTGCCGGGAAATATTCACCCCGGCGTTTCCGTTCCAGTCGCAACGAAAACGGTCAGCGATATAGGCACCGGTGTAAGGTCCCAAGTTGACCGTGCCGCGCTGCCAGATATCGAAATTGCCGTTAATCATCAGATTCTTGCGATAAACCTGCACCGGAAAATTCTGTTGCGGGTCGAGTTTGGCCAACTCTTTAATGGCCAGGCTCAGTTGATCCGTTTGATTCTCGGAAGGCATCAGCCCCGCGGCGGTGATGGCGTTGAGAATTTCCTGGGTGACGCTATTACCCCAGCTGGCTGGAATCAGGGAGCCGGGAGTTCCTGCTATCGGATTTTCATCGGCAAATCTACCGTTGACCAGTCCTGCACTGGGGACACTTTTTGGATAGTCCATTTGACCTACTCAAGTTGAAGGGCATAAACACAGGCAATGCAGTTACTCGGTCGAGCCTGGAACCTGAGGCCAGTGGATCTCTGCAGGAAAGGTTACTTGCCGTTCAAGGCGATTCAACTCAACGCTGTAGAGCTTCCACTCCATCAATGCCAATTGCTCATCGTGAGTGGCGTCGCCGATATCTTCGGCGTATTGAAGCGGGGCTATACGCAGGACGGCGTCACGAAGTAGCGCGTCTCGTTTGGTGAACACCTGATTCCTGACATCCGCCAACCGCGCCTGGTCGTCCAACTCCCAGGTGTTATCACGCCAGACATAAAACTCACCCGGCCATGGAACCGTGGTAAAGGCGTCAGGTAATTCCCCAAGTTCACTCCAGATCTGCTGAGCCCCGCCCTCTTTGCGATACACCAGACCGCGCCGGTCGATGACTTCGCGCGGGACATTTTTGACCAGCACCCAAGTACGGCCCTGTTCCGGAGGCGGCAATTCAAATGAGAGTTCAACAGCATTACTGGGCAGTTGAATGCCGATCCCCGGCGTCAAGAAGAACTCCACCGGCCCCGACAAGGCGCCCGAGTTATCAATCAGATAATTAAACATGGACACCTCAGATAAGTTTGATACGGCCGGGATAGGCGATGTTGCGTGGACGGGATTTGAAGAGATAGAGCAAGGTGCCCGTAGGGTCCATCTGATAGCTGGTTCCAGCTGGATAGATCGGACCACCATTGGAGAGTGCGCCTACGTATTGAGGCTCCTCACGGGTGTCGGCACCAATGGCGGTAAGGCTGTCACTCCATCGCGACCCTACTGCACCGCCGCCATTCGCCCCCATGACATAAGAATGCGCGGTTCCGGGCTGAAAGGCCCCCATTACACGCCCGGCATCCACGCCACGCCCTTCGTCCAAAACTCTCAGAAACTCGCCGCGACCTTCAGGACCCCGGAACGTCAACGCACCATCGCCACTGGTCCACTTACCTTCGTTGCCAACCCGAGCGGCCTCGGTGCCGAGCATTCCCGATTGCTGGGCGTGATCCCACAACCACGGCCACTGCGCACGATTCATGACCGTGCCATTGAGCGCGCCATAGCCACCCGGACTGAGCAGCGTGGTCGTCTCGAAAAACGGTCGCCCCAAGGGCGTGTTGTCAAACCGCCCCACCGGCCACCAACTGCCGGCACCATCGCTGCGCAGCTGCCACCAGTCGCCGCAGCCCATCAGCACCAGGAACGTGTAACCGGTCGCAGATAGATGGGTGTGAAATCGGATTCGATCGGTGCCAGCAGCCTGAATAACCAGACGGTTGCCACTGTTGTCCACGCGTCGAACAATGACATCGCGAACGCCCATAGTAACGTTGGCCGGCGGAAGCGTGATGGTGGCAGCGCCGGGGCTGGCGTCAATCAACACCAAACCGAGTTCTTCTTGTGCCAGCATCTTCGATGCGGCTAGTCGGGTGACCACTGAACGCATCGGGCTATTCACGCCGATGATCGCCTGGATCGCCTTGAGCAACTGGCCGTTGTCTCCCTCCGATGGCGCCATTCCGGCGCCAGCAATCACACTCAAAATCTCCTGCGTAACCGAATTGCCCCACACCGCCGGAATCAACGATCCAGGTGTACCAGCCACGGGGTTTTCATCGACAAACCGTCCGTTGACCAGTCCGACACTGGGGACACTCTTTGGATAATCCATTCCTCTACTCCCTAGTCATAATTGATGTGCACCTTGGTATGCGCCGGTGCGCTGCGATGGATCAGGCATTCCAGGGCCGAGCCCGGGTTCGTGCCAAACCGCTCACCCCAGTAGCTGGCGCCGAAACGTCGGCCCAGCAGCAGGCGGCCACCGGTGTTGAGCGTCCACATGAAATGCGCCTGCCATGTTCCGAAGTGCGCCTGGCCAAACCGGGCCCGTCCCATTCGCGGGACTTCAAGCTCGGTGATGGTGGCGTTCGGATAACCTTGGCTCTTGGCGATCTCGACGTAGTAGCTGATGGCTTGGCTGCCAACAGCGAGCAGTCGCCGGCGTACGGCGAGGCGACGGTCGTCGAACAGTGGCGTCGCGCCCAGGCATGGGTCGGGCAGGTTCATCACCCGCTCCCAGTCCGGCACCAGTTCACTGACGCCAGCCGGGTCCATTTCGTTGAGCAAGTCAGCGGCGCGAGCGTCGAGGCGGGCCAGTTCCTGGGCGACGCCTTCAAGGACTTTTTCGAGTTCCGGGACCTGCTCCGGGTCCCACGCCGGACCGCTGGGTAGCAGGCTGCGCAGTTGGGCCTGGTATTGCGCGGCGGTTCTGATCACTGCCATACGCAACCTCCGAAGGTCAGCAACTGGTTGCTCTCGGCTTCGACGTCTGCGACAGGTGACTTGAGATCGTGATCACTTTCGCCGGTCGCGCTGCTGATGGCTTCACGGATGTGACTCACCAGCAGAGTGTCGCCCAGGCCGCCTTCGCGGTTATGCAGATCGCGCAGTTGCGCCTCAACGGCGGCGCGTACGGCCGTGGTGTCAGGCTTCAGGCTCAGTCGGTAGGTCACCGGCACTTGTACCGGCGGCAGCACACGCAACTCAGCGGTGACTGGCCGCAGAGGTTCGATGTAGGCCTGAACTTCAGCCAGTTGTTCGGGATTGGGGACGGGTTGCACATCGTCGTCACGCATGATGTACAGACTGACAATGCCGGGGCCAGGATAGCTGCCGCGACACCAGGCACGGGTCACCCCCGGACATTCGAGCGCCCAGGTTTCGTAGTCTTGCGCCGATCCGCCGTGAGGAATGATCCGGTAAGAACGAATCACCCGGGACCGCAGGGACTCCAGACTTTCCCGAGCGATCCCGCCGGTCAACCCCGGCGCCAGCACCGTGAAGCTGTTGCCGATAATGCCCAGAATCGGCTGCACCGGAATAAGCGTCATGCCGGCGTCGGCATTCCCGAGGCTGCCGGCCTCGAGGGCGGCGATGGAGGTGCTGTTGAGGCCGTTGCTGGTGGTGCGCGAAGCGGTCACTTTGTAGGTGCGACCGTCGTTCGATTGCAGCAGCGTATCGACATCCAGCACAGCGCCAGCGCTGGCGGTAAAGCTGACGCTGCCACTGGCCGATTGTGCGGCTTTGCGCGGCTGGTTCAGACGCAGTGCGGCGATCCTTTCCAGGGTCGACTCATCGGCCTTGTCCGGGAGGATCTGCTCGGCGATCCAGTTCAGATAGCCATACAGGCCATAGGCGGCGCCACCGAGGGTACGGGCCAGCACTTGCGCATCGGACTGGCGCAGCGAATCGCTGGCCAGGTCGCTTTGGGTGCGTTTGATCAGCACCGGCAGCGAAGGGGTTTCAAACGGCATAGATCACCT